GTCGATGACGAGCGGTAGGAAGATGCGGTCGCGGAATCTGCACCATCCCGTCTCCTTCTCCGCGCTCTCCTTCAGTGCTGCCGTGTATGCCGCCGACACCTCACGCGCCGCCGGGAGACCTTTCTCGTGCAGCCATAGGACGGTCGCTTCCTTCGCCTCCGTCCGTACAAAGTCCCCCACATGGTTCTTCAATTCGTTTTGAATGTGTTCCAGTTTCATCTTCAACACTCTCCTTCATAGTCCGTTACCCCACGCGCAATGGCGCGGGCAAATTCATCCTGCCGACTGCGGAGCAATTCTGCATCGCCCGCATGGTCGATAAACGCAAGTTCCACGAGCACAGCGACCGCATCCGTGTTGCTCAGGACATACAAACCGTTGACACCGGGCTTTGCCCCCTTCACGCCGCGATCCACAGTACCGAGCGCATCCACAATTTGGTTCTGGATGCACTGTGCCAGCTTCTCCCCTGCGTCGCTGCCCCAGTAGTGCCAGACCTCCGTCCCGTTCGCGCTGCCGTTACAGGCGTTGCAGTGGATGGAGATAAACACATCGGCATCCGCACAGTTGGAAGCCGAAACAACTTCACGGAGACTGTCGGATTGGAGACTACCGACCACCTCAACACCTGCGGCAGCGAGATAACCCGCAACAAGGTCAGTGACGTTCTTTGCCACATCACATTCTCTCAGTCCGTACCCGCACGCACCGGGATCTGGATTCCCGTCCGGGGCATGACCAGGGTTCAAAAACACACGCATTATGCTTCCTCCTTTGGTTTCGGCACATCCGCATACGGAATGCGCTCACCGTCACGTTCCAAAAACACATCTTCTGCATTGCCGTCCTTGCTCTGTATGTACCGCTCGACAGCAACATCCACAAACTTCGGCTCAAGCTCCACACCGTAGCAGATACGCCCCAGCTGGTCGCAAGCGATCAGCGTTGATGCCGAGCCGAGGAATCCGTCAAGAACGATACCGTTCGTCTGCGTACACTGTTTGACAAGGTATGCGATGAGCGGCACAGGCTTCGAGGACGGATGACCGCAGCCATCCTTCTTCGAGTCCTTGATGCGGTCGAATGCAAAGACGGTGGTCTGCTTCTGATCGCCATACCATCTGTGCCGTCCGTCCTTCCTCCATCCCCAGATAATCGGCTCGTGGATGTACTTCCAGTCCGTCCGTGTAAGAACAAGACGATCTTTCTTCCACACCAGACCTGCGCCAACTTTAAAGCCCGCATCCTCATAAGCGTCATGAAAGATGCGGGCTTTTGCTGTTGCGTAGAAAACGTAGATGGAAGCGTCCGTCGCCATCACCGAGTGGAATGCGGTAAAGGCAGATTTCAGGAGCTCGTAGGCATCCTTGTCATTCAGATCATCGTTCTTGATCTTCCCGGAGGAACTTTCCAGAGCCACAAAATACGGCGGATCCGTGCAGACAAGGTTGACCTTCTCACTGCCGAGCAGCCGCTCATATGTCTCCGGCAGTGTGGAATCGCCACAGATAACACGGTGCTTGCCGAGATGCCAGACATCCCCTGTTTTGGCAACACAGGGTTTAGCGAGTTCCACATCCACATCGAAGTCGTCTTCCTGCGCTTCACCATCATCCAGTGAGAGCAGGTCTGCAATTTCGGACTCGTCAAAGCCCGTGAGAGATACATCAAAGTCCATATCCTGCAACGCTTCCATCTCGACGCGCAGCATATCTTCATCCCATCCCGCATCGAGTGCGAAACGGTTGTCTGCGAGGATGTACGCTTTCTTCTGAGCCTCGGTCAGATGATCGACGAATACGCACGGCACATTCTCCATGCCCTCCGCCCGCGCCGCCGCAACACGTCCGTGTCCTGCGAGAATGCCGTAGTCCTTGTCGATGATGACGGGACTGACGAATCCGAACTCGCGTAGACTTCCGCGCAGCTTGTTGATTTGTTCGGGCGAGTGCGTCCGTGCATTGTTGGCATACGGGACGAGCCTCTCGATTGGAACGAGCTTCATCTCCGATGTTGTTTTGTTCAAATGAATCCCTCCTTACTTCCTCGAACTCAGCAGCCGTTCCATGCGATCCTCTTGCGGAGAGCCGACGAATGTAGTCGTGCAGTTCTGCTTTACGATGTCGAATATCTCATACCAGAGCAGATTGGACTGTTTCTGGAATGCCTGCCCCATCTGGACAAAGGGGCTTGCAATCGCCCCTCCTGTGGTCGGATGCTTGCCGATGAGCCCGTATTGACTCATTGCCTCCTCGCACTGGATGAAACGGGCAAATGTCTGCGCGTAGCTTTCAATGAGTCGTGGATTCACGAGACGCTCACAGCCGCGCTCCTTGAGCCACAGCCATGTCTCGCGGAAAATTTCATCCGCACCAAGCGGTTTTCCGTTGCGCTGCCGTGCCGACAGGTACTCGCTCGGGTTCGGCATCTCCTCGCCGTAGAGATCGGCGGCGTCCACAAGGTCTGCACCGTCCAGTTCCATCATCGGGAACTCCATGATGTGCGCCGTTCGCCCGCCTGCAATTTTATCTGCCAGTGCTTCGGGCTTATCTCCCGCGCGGATGCGCCGTCCTCCGCGATTTGTTCCGTCACGCGCCATCTTCTCGCCCCCATTCCTTTAATACCATGTTTGAACTGACGTTTTTGTGCGTGCGCCCCCTCCCCGGTCCAGTAACGGCGCGGTTTTAGAGATTTGACCGCCCCCTGGGGGGTCTAGCGGTCGCCTCTGCTACGCTGGTGAATTCGCTCATGACAGGACACGCAGAGCGACATCAGATTCTCCGTATCATGCGTGCCACCGTCCGAAATCGGTTGGATGTGATGCACGAGTGTTGCGTGGATGTATCTGCCCCGCTCTTTGCAGCACTCGCAAAGTGGATGCGCTGCCAAGTGTCGGTCACGGATTTTCTTCCACGAACCTCCGTATCTCTTATGCTGATCGTAGCCACGAGCGAAGTGGTCATAATGCCTCTGCATCGTTTTTTCGTGCGTCTCACAGTAGCAACTCTTTCGATCCGTGAGGTTCGGACAGCCTGTCATGCGGCAGGGTCGTTTCGGCTTTCTCGGCATCGTTTCACCTCCTCGATGGCATGAAAAAACCTCCGCTGGGATTGCTCCCATTGGAGGTCGAGCCTTTAAGCATACTTTTCATAACACCATTTTACCATGTCAACACTGGAACTCAAGAGAATTATAGTGAAGTCTTTTTGCGTGATTTCAAAACGGCTTTGATGGCCGGGACGAGTTTCGTAACATTGGCGTTAATATTGTCTGTATCGATATGGATAATCTCCCAATCCTCGCCCAGCTTCCAAATGATGACTTCATCTCGCTTTCGCTGCTTATCTGCATGATCCTTGCCATGAAACGGTCTGCCGTCAATCTCTAGGGCGACCTTATATTCTGGGATAACGAAGTCTATGGAATAATTAAAAATCTTCACTTGATGACGGATCTTTAATCCTTTACGGACAAGTTCCAACGCAGTCATGATTTCTTCTGTGCTCTGAAACCAACCTGGTCGGTCGATATTTCTTTTTATTACATCATATGCCCGTTGATATTTTTCTATAGGTGCCACCTTGCTGATTCTTTTGATTGCTTCTTCCAGCTTGCGTCCCTTTTTTTCTGTTGCAAGAAAGTTGTTGCCGGCTTTTCTTACTGCCGAAAAAAAGCTACGACACTTGGGACAGGTAATTTTCATCCCCTTTTTATACGTCCAAGTCGTGACTGGCGCTCCGCAAATATGGCACTCTGGGTAATAAACCTCAAAACCATACTTATCCTTACCGATAGAAATATTGTCTTCTAGTGCTTCCTGATAACTCATGACCTATCTACCTCCGCTACAAGAATCTTATCCACAGCAGTGAGCGCTTTGGAATGGAGAATATGCACCCAGCGGGAAGTATAGTGCATCTCGCCCGCAATCTCGTCCCACGACATGAAGCTGAGATACCGAAGTTCCAACAGCATGAGTGCGTTGGTATCCTGCACCTTGCTGATGGTCGCCATAACCTCACGCTTCAAATCCACCAAATGGTCGATGTCATCGTTGATTTCATTTTCCAAGTCGACAATCTTGTCGATGGTATCCGCCAAGCGATGGACATTCCTCGTGCCACTGACAGGCTCCGTTCCCATTGTGGACGTGGCTCTGGTAGCAAGATCACGCAGAGAGTCCACTTGGCGGAGCTTGCTGTTGACCCGTTGGTCAATACGATACGCCTGACTGAGATATTCTTTCGCCGTCATGCAAATTCCCCCTCCAACTTTTCAAGCAGCCACTCTCCATCGAGACTGGTCAACTGTCCAAACCATGCGGAACGGAAGAACCACTCCGTCTCAGAGCGCATCGCTGCCGCTGCAACATTCTCTGCGTCTTTGGCAAGAGCCGTTCGTGCCCACCGATAGTCTTTCGCCGCCTGCTCGACGATGGCGTTTGCCAGAATCTCATAACTCATCATGTCACCTCTGCTTTGACGGCTTCAATCAG